ACGCGCCGCCCCGGCGCGTTGCTTTTTAAGGCCGGGGCATCTCATCGGCCAATCATCCGAACGCCGACATTGACGCGGGGTGGAGCAGCCCGGTAGCTCGTCAGGCTCATAACCTGAAGGTCGTAGGTTCAAATCCTACCCCCGCAACCAAAATTATGGCGCTAGGTCAAAGACTTAGCGCCATTTTGCTTTTCGGACCCGTGTTGCAAACGAACGCAACGCGAACCCGAAAGATTCCAAACACTTACAGGCATTCCCGATTCTTCCGTGCGACACCGATGCGACACGGGCAACGTTGATGTTCGCTCTGTGTTCGCGCTGCTTCGCACGTTTACGCCGCCGCTTCCGTCGCCACCCCGTCCAGCCGCACGCGCACCGTGGTAATTCCGTTGCCGGCGGCCTCGGTGGCGATGCCGACCGGGTAGAGCCCGGCGCCGGGCACGTCGATCCGCTTCTCGGCAGCGTCCCAGGCGACCTGCGCGCCGGCAGCAATCACCGCGGTTGGCTCCTTCGGCAGCACATAGACGCCGCGCGTCGCGATCTCGACCGGATCGCCCTCGGAGGCGGTGAAGGCTGCGATGCCGAACAGACTGCCGACGATCACGCCGTCGCCCGAGGTCACGCCGCCGCCCGACGCGGTCACGGTGATCACGTCACCATTCTGAATGAAGGTCTTCATGGTTCAGACTCCTTTCGAGGATGCGATGCGGACGACGGCGATGCGGCTGCCACCGCTGGCCGCAATTTTGCGGTTGAGGTCGGCGAGCGCGGCCGCCATCTCGCCGTCGGTGGCGTAGGTCACGCGCTTGCCGTCGTATTCGACGGTGCGGACGCCCCGATAGCGGGCGGCCATCAGGGCGTCGCGCCAGGCATTGAGCTGGGCGAGGTCCGTCATCACGCGCCCGGATTCATGAACCAGCCCCGGTGGTCGACGAAGCCGGCGCCGAAATCGAGGATGACCCGGATCTCGACACCGTCTACGTCCCAGCCGGACCGGCTCTCGACCTGCGGTCCTTCGTTGCCGGACAGGTAGGCGTATTCGAGCCCGTCGATCTCGCCCGGATCGGCGGTAACGTACCAGCGCGTGGCGCTCGCAAGACGCGGCTCGACCACCAGCGACAGCGATCCCGAGAACGGGTTCACGTCGGCCGCCTTGGCGGGCGCCACGGTCGCCAGCCACTTCTCGGCATCCGTCTCCAGCGCCGGCGGCACCAGCAGATTCTTGGGCGTCACCCGGATCGTGCGATCCTCGATGCCCTTCTGGGTGCGCAGCGCCAGACGCGCCGCCGACAGCGTCGTGTCCGAGATCGCCGCACCGGAGCCTGCCTTGTTGCCGTGGTCAGCGTGGAACAGCGTCTTGTTGTCGGTGAGCTTCGGCCCGTTGCCGGTGTTGGCCTCGAGAAGGTCGACCAGGATGCGGGCTTCCGTCTCGGCCGCGCCCTGTCCCATGCGGCGGGCGAGGTCGGAGAAGGCGCCGAGGTCGTCATTGACGAGCACCTGCCGGGTGATGCCGATCTTGCGGGCCCAGGTCTCGACCTTGTAGGCCTCGCGGGCTTCCGCCATCGTGCCGGCCTTGATCTCGCCGTGCTCGTTCAGCTTCTCCAGCAGCGGCGCCTCGCCCAGCATGATCTTGTTCACCGCCCGGAAATCCCGCGCCGTGGTCTGACGGCCGAGGCGGCGGACACCGGCGGGTGCCGCCTGGTAGGCATCGCGTAGGACGCGCCTAACCGTGTCGCCGAGGATGATCGGGAAGTCGGACGTCGTGTGCAGGGCGCGGGTGACGATGCTCGCAGGCGCCAGGCCCATGATGCTTTCGCCGCGCAGCGTCAGCAGCTCCCTCGCCATATCGACCGGCGTGGCATAGGCATAGCGGCGGGCAGGCTCGGACAGTTCGTGGCGCGGATTGATGCGGGCGTAGAGCGCTTCGCCCATCTGGCGGGCGCGCAATGACGGCTCGTCCTGGCTCTCGCCGATCTCGACGCGGACCTGTTCGGTCCGGATCGCGGGCGCGGAGCGCTTGGCCAGCGCCTCGAAGGCGGCACGGCGGGCGGTGTCGGCATCGGCCTCGGCATCGATCTGCCCGTCCACCCACGCCTGGTCGAGGCCTGCGATGCGGGCGATGGAGCGGATCTCGGAGTTGACGGCGGCGCGGGTCTGCGCCTCCATCGCGGGCGGCGTCTGGGCCGCCACGGTATCGGTATCGGTATCGGTCATGTCGGTCTCCATGCGTATCTTAGCGCCGGGGTCGGCGGGTGTCGGCACCAGGGAAATCTCGTGCGGCGTCCAGCGCACGGCGGTCAGCACCCGCGCGCCGTTCTCCTTGCTCTCGGTCCATTCCTCGACCGAGTAGCCTACCGAGACGTGGCGCAGGATGCCGGCCAGCACGTCCTGCCAGATCGGCTCGACCTCAGGCCGGGCCGAGAACTGGATGCGAGCGGTTCCGCGCTGGCCGTCGACGGCGGCCTCACGCACACTGCCGAGCACGTCGCGCACGGCCGACTGGCGATGTGCATCGAGCACGGAGGCGCCATCGAGGCGCGACAGGTCCACCGCCGCGGGATCGAGGCTGAGACGCTCGATGTATTCGCCTGTCATGTCGCGGCGGCGCACCGGCGCGCCCGTCGACCAGATCACCTCGACGGTGCGGGCGTCGCGGTCGGCCGTGGCGGGCGCCAGATCGGCGCGGCGGGTCAGGAGCGTGATCGTCTCAGGCATTGGCCGCCTCCGTCGTGACCCGGTTGGCGCGGGAGAAGTCGAGGCCGAGCGATGTGGCGCGCTCCTGGTCGGCGGCGATCTCGGCATCGACCTGCTCGGCGTCGTAGCCGCGTTCGGAGATGGCCTGGGTGCGGCTCTTGAGGCCTGCTTCGATGGCGAGGATTTCCGCTTCGACATCCTTCTTGGGATCGACATAGTCGAACTTCGGCGGCAGCCATTCGCAGCCGAGATATGCGGAAGGGTCGCGGTCGAAGTCGCGTGCCGGCAGTTCGCCCGAGAGCACGGCGAGCCGCACGAAGCGCTCCCACACCGGCCGGCAGAACAGGTGGACGACGACGTTGTGCTGGAGCTGCTCGACGCGACGGCGGAACTCAATCAATCCGGCGCGGATCGAGGAATAGGTGACGCCTTCCAGATCGCCCGAGACGAGCTCGTAGGGCAAGCCCAGCCCAGCTGCGACGGCGCGCAGGTGGTTCTTCACGAAGGGCGCGTAGGCATCGTGCTCGGTCGGGTTGGAGAAGCGGATGTCGGCGCCGGGCGGCAGCGGGATCAGGCTGCCGGGCTCCATGCCGACCTGCAGAACACCGGCATTGCTCGTGCCCGACAGTCCACCCACCGTGCCATCGGGATCGGTGATGAAGCCGGTGAACAGCGCAGCGACCTTGGCCTTCACCAGCGCGGCATCCTCGAACTGGTCGAGCTCGTGCAGCCTGAGCAGCACCGGCGCGAGCCAGGTGATGCCGCGCAGCTGCCCGGCCGCAAGTGGCTTGAACAGGTGGATGCAATCGGCGGCGGGAACGCGCACGGGGTCCATGCGGAGCGGACCGAGCGGGTCGCCAGGTCGGGAGGAGCGGACCCAGTAGGCGACGCGACGGCCGGCCGAGTCGAACTCGATGCCGGCGCGGAGGCGCGCCCCGCCGCCGATCTCGCGATGCAGGTCCGATGAAACCTGCTCGCGATCCAGAAGCTCGATGTGAAGGGGAATGGCGGTGGCATCGCTGGCCACGTGCAGTCGGGCGAAGCTCTCGCCGCTCTCGACCATCGCCCGCACCGCCATTGCCTGCAGCCCGTAGAAATCGGCCAGCCCGTCCGGGGCGGCGTGATCGGTCCAGCGCAGCCAGAGCGCCTGCTGCCGCTCCCGCACCGCGCGGTCGGGATGGGTGGACTGCGGCTTGATCCCGGCACCGACGACGTTGCCGACCAGGCTATCGACCGCCGCCGCCACCCAGGGATTGTTGCGGGCATACCAGCCGGCGCGGCGCGCCGCCGTGGTTGCGCCCGCCAGGATGGCGGCGTTCAGGCCATCGACCGTCTTCGCGCTCTCCCAACGCCGGCCGCCGCCCGCCGCGTCGAAGGCGCGCGTCCGACCGATCCTGAGAAGCCGTTGAACGAAGTTCCGCATGCCACCGAGTCTCGCGCGGCGGCAAGTCTCAAGCTATTGGGAATGTTTGGGATTCTTTGTTGGCGGGAAGAGTCTTGTTGCACTCCCAAGTATCTGAATAAGCCTACAACTGTTGATCCTCAGCTTCGTCCTCAGGATCGTTAGTCACCAGCTCCCTTACGCTGGCATTGGTGAGCCTCCAACGCTGCCCAACCCGTTCAAGGTCGCCAGTTACCACCACCGGATTACGGGCATCATGAGCACGTATTGCTGCTGAATAATTATTCTGATCAAGAACCGCATTCACAGACTGCATTCTTTCGTCAACTTCTGCTTTAAACGTGACTAACCCTTCGACTTCATGCTGCTCACGCCTGAGTTTATGAACGCTACCAAAGAGAGTAACGCCCGGCCTCGGTTGTTTCGCTCTGAACGCGCGTGCAGCTTCTTTGAGTACGGCAGCATCAGCTTCAGAAAACTCAATCTTGCGGCGTGCTTCTGGCGTCGGACGAGTCCGTGCCCAACTCACGCTGACCTCAAGGCCATTGGATTGCTCAATTAGTTTCGCCACGGCCTCGCACATGTTGGCACTTACGCCGTTCGACACCGCCTGTTCAAATGCGGACGTTCCGTCGCCCGAATGTGTGAGTTCAACGGCGGTTCTGGAAGCTTCAAGTGCTTCCACGAGCCGACGAGTCACCTGTCTTTCCATGGGCTCGTCTTCGAAACTCGCCCAAGTATCGTCAAGCATGAGCTGAAGCGTCGGCGGAACAGGAGCCATCAGCGTGACAACAAAGCTCCCATGCTCTGTTTGGCCAAGACGGACGCGCTTCATATATTCAGACGCCTCTCGGTTTGCCCCGGCCCGATAGACGGATTGCGGAATCTTTGTTGCGCACGCTGCGGCCAGCAGCATTTCCCTCGCTTGCGAGACCAATTCGACACCTGCGTCGAGGAGCACTGATCCATCATCATCCGCGCCTATTGCTCGGACACGCACGACATCATGGTCGGCTCCAACGAGGTCCCGATAGGTGGACAGCTCGTCGCGTTCATTAACCTTCGAAAACACATCAATCAGACGGGAAACAACGGCTGCGTAATCTGCCAGACGGTCGGTTCGAGGCAGAATGATTTCCGGTTTCTGAACGCCGGTATAGACATCAGCGTGGGTGCCATAGGTCTCGGTCTTACTCCATCCCTCGCCCCGAGCGTATGCCGCAAGCGCCGCTGGTGAGATTGCCTTAAGGGCTTCTGCGTCTAATATTCGCGCTTTCATGAGATGGCTCCCCGTCGAGCCTGTTCCATCAACGACTTGACAGCATCAACGTCGAAACGGTTACTCTTTTTAATCGTAATCGTAACGCTGTCTGTATTTTTTGTTTCAGGGTGACCTAGCAAGCTGACCCAATACGCACAGCGCCTTATCACTAATTCCTCGGCAGTAACGTTGATCCACGAAGATTCCTCCTTCGGCAATTCTAGAATCACAAGAATCCTCGGAACGACCGTTGTTTCACGGAGCAGGTCATAGTTTCGGCGTCGAAGTGGGTAGCGCCACTCGCCGTCGCCTGCTTCGACAAGATTTACAGTAGCTTTGAGTTGAATATCCAAACTTGGCCGCATCGATCCGCCGGCGCGGAGTTGGATATCGACTCCATCTCGATCAAAATCTTGCACCGCGATGGTATAACCAGCGCTAGCAGCAATCGCGGCTGCATAGGCGCGGGACAGCGCCTCCTCTCGATCTGTAGATGCCAGGATTGCGTCGCTCATCCGAGCTTCTCCACCATCTGCGCCCGCATGTCCTTCCCGTCGACCGTCTTCTCGACGACGATGAAGAGCCCTTTTCCGCCGCTCTTTTTCTCCCACAGCTGGCCGATGGTCCGTTTTTCGGCGGTGTCGGGACCCTCGGCGATGTGGGCGCCTTTGTACTCGACGACAAGCAGACGGCCGTCCTCCAACTGCGCCACGAAATCCGGGTAGAACTTGTCCGTCGCGGTCGGCAGCCAGAACGAGTTGGGGTGGCGGGCGACGTTGCGAATCCAGAACTTCAGACCCGGCAGGCTGTCGATGGCCTGCGCGCATTGGAATTCCTCGCCATTCTCCGCGCCGTCGAAGGCCGGCACATGGTCGGGGCCAAGGAAATGCTTGCGGGGTTTCCAGCGGCCACGATACCGGCGCTGATCCCAATACATCCCGTCCTTAAAGCTGAACGCCTCATCGAACGACACATCCACCTTGGCTTCCGGCGCGAACAGGTATCGTTGGTAGACGCCGTCGCGCTCCTGCTGGCGGATGGCGGCGAGTTTCTCGCGGACCTTTCGGGCGAGGATGAACTTGCAGCGCATCAGCGCCGCGATGTGCAACCCGCGTGCGGTGATCAGGTGGCCGACGAGGTCGCGCAACCAGCGCAACAGCTCGGTCTGGTGAATATCTGGCTGGCGCACCTGCCGGTCGAGCCACAGCACCAGCGCCTCCGGGGTCCAACCCTCGACGTCGACGTCGAGCGCCAACTGTTCCGCCTCGTCGGCGAACTGATAGGTGATGCGATTGCCGTCGAGGTCGATTTCGAAGCTGCGGGCCGTCTCGCGGATCGCGAACTCGGCCTCGCCCAGCTTCGAGGAATGATCGAGCAGCGACCAGTCGTGAAACTCCATGAACACGTCGGTGTCGGCGAACTCCAGCTCGCCCTGGATCTCCGACATCAGGCGCGGGACCTCGAAGGTCTCGCCCTGCTCGGCGGGCGACAACTGGTCCTTCACATCGACGCGGTATTTCGAGACGGCCTCGGCGAAGCCCTTCCGTTCCGTCTCGGGCAACGTGTCGACGATCACCTTCTCCAGCTCGCCGTCGACGCGACCGGTGACAGCGATCTCGATCCTGCCGCCGCCGGCGTCGCGGACGCTCACGCCTTCGCGCTTCCTCAACTCCGCAACCACCTCGGGCGTCGCCGTTACTGTGTGCTTGAAGGTCGGCTTCGGCTTGTCGCGCGGTCCGAACAGGCCGGTGTCGGCATCGAGCGAGGTCTGAGCCGGTTCGATGTTGTCGCGCGCCTCGTCCTCCTCGAATCCCATGGCGACCAGCTTGTCGGCCAACGACCGCGCCGCTTCGCCGAAGGATGGTTCAGACAAAAAGGCGTAGGCACGGTTCAGCGCGTCCGCCTTGCGGCGTTTGGCGTAGGGCATCCGCAGCACGCGCCCCAGCAGCTGCTCCACATCCACCGCGCTCTGAATCCGCGAGACGGAGCAGAAGGCGTAAGCGAAGGAACAGTCCCAGCCCTCCTTCAGCGCCTCGACGGTGATCACGTATTCGATGGGGCACTTCGGATCGAACAGATTGATGCCGTCGAGCTCGCGCTGATCGCCGGTCGCCACGGCGATCTTGTCCTCGGGGATCTGCTCGACCTCCATCAGGTGTTTCTTCAGCGCTTCGACCGTTACCTCCTGGTTCTTGGGTTGCGCCTGGAACAGGACAATTGGCCGGATGTAGTCGGGGTCCTTGTCGGCTTCCTCGGCCAGAGAGGCGCGTGCCGCAATGGCGCCGTTCACCGCATTCTGCCAGGTGTCGTGCTCGGACAGCATGATCGGCAGCTTGATCATCTCTTCGAGCTTCAGCTCCTGCGCCGTCACGCTGTGCAGGATGTTGGAGTTGAGGCGTGGCGTTGCCGTGAACTCGACGATAGCGGACGGATTCACCCGCGCCTGCATCTCCCGCGTCAGGCCCGTAACGGCGTTGTGCGCCTCATCCACGATCATCAGCGGCCGGTGAATGTGCATCAGATTCGCGAAGGAGAATTTCACACCGCCACCGTCCAGCGTCTCCAGCCCCGGCAGGGACTTGGGCAACGCGGTGAAATGCGGCTCCATGTTCTCGTTGTGGGCATAGACCTTGCGGCCCTCGGTGTTCGACACGCGCAGGGTCTGGATCGTGCCGACGACGATGCAGCAATGGTCGCGTATGTCGTGCGGGCGGATATGCGTGAAATCGGCGATGTCGAACACGCGCACCCGGCCGTCGAAGGCCTCGTCCAAGGCCTGCCGATAGGGATGGCGGGCGTTCTTCAGGGCCTCTGCCGTCTGAAGGCGGATGGTGTTCGACGGCACCAGCCAGAGCACCATCGGATAGTCCTTCTCCACCCAGGCATCGCGTGCAATGCCGATGGAGTATGCGCCGAGGATCGTCTTTCCGCCGCCGGTGGGCAGACGCAGGCACACGTAAGGAACGTTCGGCAGCTCGGCGAGCGGCGTGTACGTGCCCCCATAGCGGCCGAGTCGCTTCGCCTGCTCCGGCTCCTTGGTGATCGCCTCATACGCGCCCTTCGGGCCCGCGACGCGCGCCTCCTCGAAGAAGCGGCGGAGGATCGAGAGAGCATCGGTCTGGTATTGCTTCAGTTTCATCAGATGCCCCTCAGGCCCGCGCTTTGACGTCGTAGGGCGTCTGCTTGAAGGTGATGCGCTCGCGGTCGAGCGTGGCGGCGGTGAGCCGGGACTGTTCGCCGTAGACCGTGAGCGGGCCCTCGAATGCCGGATCGGCTTTGACGATCTCCTCGCGGATGACGGCGAGCGTCGCGCGGGTCAGCACATTGCCGCCGCCCGGCCGCTTGTCGCCGAGGATGCCGTTGTAGAGCAGCGCATGGGCGCGGCCGTCATAAATGCCGAGCAGCGGGCTGCTGCCCCTGCCATCCCATGGCCGGTCGGTCTCCGAGAACCAGACATGCGCCGCCAGCACCGGGAAGCGTATGTCCTGCCGAATGTGGCCTTCCTCGTCGAAGACAGGTGGGCCGAGACGGTAGAAGCGGAACCCGCCGCCGCCTTTCCAGCCGACGGTTTCGGAAATGCCGCCCTGTTCGCCCTCGATGACCTTGTTGAGGCGCGGGGCGCAATGGGTGTGGGCATGTTCGCCCATTTCGATGCCGATATAGCGGCGGCCCATCTTGTGCGCGACGGCGGCCGTGGTGCCGGAGCCGAGGAAGGAGTCGAGCACGAGGTCACCGGGGTTGGTGGCAATGTGCAGAATGCGCTGGATTAACCGTTCTGGCTTCGGGGTTTCAAACACAGTCGCGCCGAAAAGCTTCACGGTCTCCTTCTTGGCCTCGTCGTTGGTACCGACGTCAGCTGCCAGCCAAAGTGTATTCGGCGTTAAACCAGATTTCGCCTCGGACAAGAACTTCTTCTCACGAGGGGCATTGTTACCGGATGCACCAAACCAAATCCGATTGTCTGAGATTTTTTCCTGCATCACTGGCCACGTATAGAGCCAACAGCGGCCGGCTGGGAGTGTGTGAACTTTTCCATTGGGAGCCGTGAAATCGTAGAACTGACTGGGCGTGCCATGCCCTCCCTGCGCATTCACTGATACGGACTGCCACGGGCCGCGCGGGTCATTGTCGGGGTTTTTGTAGCGAGCCTTCACAGTGTCGGAGAGATCGAGGTCATTTCGCACCGACGCAAATTTCGCGGGCTCTCGGCAGTAGACCAAGACTCGCTCGCAGTCCTCCGAGAACACCTTACGGTTTTCGCGGGTTGTCCGTTGTTGCCATGTGCACGACGTAACGAAATTCCGCCGTCCAAACACCTCGTCCATGATGACCTTGAGGTAGTGCCCCTCGTTGTCGTCGATTGACACCCAGATCGAGCCATCCTCGGCTAGCAAATCGCGGAGCAGTTCCAGCCGGGGCCACATCATGGCCAGCCACTGCGTGTGCTCCAGGTTGTCGTCGTAGTGATCGAAGGCTGAGCGCGTGTTGTAGGGCGGGTCGATGTAGATGCATTTCACCCGGCCGGCATAGAACGGCAGCAGCGCCTTCAGCGCTTCGAGGTTGTCGCCCTGGATCAGCATGTTGCCCGAATCGCCGTCGCCTGCCGACAGGTCGGGGACTTCCTCCAGCAGGCGATAGGGCACGCGGCTCGCGCGGCGTATGTCCTCGTCTCGGGTCAGCCAGCTAAGGATCGGCATCAGTCACCGTTCGATTCAGTGTTCTTGTCGCGGGACGGCGGAACGGCGTTGCCGGTCAGCTTCTCGTATTCCTCGACCGCGAGCACCACCACGACCGGACGTCCGTGCTTTTCGATCACCACGGGCTCCGCGCGCGCCGTGTCGATCAGCCGTCCAAAGTTGTACTTGGCCTCGCGAGCCGAGAGCGCCTTCATTCGTCGCCCCATTGTTGAAAGGCTCATTGTGGCCACAATGGCCGCATCGTCAATCGTGAAAATTCATCCCATCCACGCCGACCGGATGACGGGAGCGTTGGCGGGCTTCCTCATCGGCGCCTCGCCCTTGCGCCCCGCTGCCATCGCGGCATCCGCCTCCTCATTCAGCCGCAGCCCCATGCTGATCAGGCCGTGCAGGGCGGCGTGGGCGTAGACGAAGGTGTCGAGGGCCTCGTTGCGCTCGCCGTCGCGCTTGGGCTGCCAGGAACGGATGGGGCGTCCGCGCTCGAAGCGGGTGACGACGCGCTCGGCTGTCAGCTGCCGGAAATACTCCGCATCCAGCCGGCGGGGGAAGTGGATGGCGCCGGGGCCGGGCTCGGTGAGTTTCAGGCGTGCGTAGACAGCGTCCTTCACGGCGTCCACGCCGACGATGAAGAGCGGGATCTTGCCCTTGTTGGAGCGCGTCGGGCGGCGCGGCCAGACCGGCACGCCGGCGCCGCCTCGGCCCTTGATCGCCCAGACGCGGCGGGCGAGCCGGGTGCGGCAGAACTCGTAGGCCATCTTGGTGTGGTTGCCGCCGGTATCGACGCAGACGGCGCGGACCGGCAGATCGGGCACGGCGTGCGGATGGACGAAGGTGGCGCGCAGATAATGGTCGAGGTCCGACCAGAGACGCGGGCCTGACGGGTCGCCCCAGAGCACTCGATAGTCGATGACCCACGCCTCCTCGTCGCGGCCCCAGCCGACCACCTGCACCTCGATCCGGTCGCCCTGCACGTCCACGCCGGCGGTGAGCACGGCAACGCCGGCGGGCAGGTCCTCGCCCCAGTCCTCGCGCCGCGCCATCAGCGGATCAGCGGGCACCGTGTCGCCGGCCTGGTCCTCCCAGGATTCGCCGAGCTTGGTGTTGACCCAGACCTGCAGGCGCGGCGGGTCCTTCATGACCCGGCCATGCTCGATGGCGATCTCGGCCCAGGTCTCCCATGGGGAATAGAGCGCGGAGAGATGGAAGCCGGCGGTGCGCCCGTCGCCTTGCGCCGTCGCCCGCCACTCGCCGGCTTCCATGAGGCGCGCCTTGTCGTGCTCGTGGTGGACGCCACCGCAGGCCTCGCAGACCAGATGGGCCGCGTCGCGCCGTCCCTCGGGCCAGCGGATGCGCGCCCAGGTGATCGGCGCCATGTCGCCGCAGGCGAGGCATGGCAAATGGAAATACCGCTGATCGGACTCGGCGAAGGCGGCCTCGATGCGCGAGTAGCCTTTGAGCGTTGGCGTCGAGACCATGTAGATCTTGCGCCGGCCCCGGAAGGTGGCGGTGCGCTGGATGGCGAGATCGACGGGATCGCCCTCGCCATCGGCATCGCCGGGATATCCGTCCACCTCGTCGAGGAAGAGATAGCGGACGGGCGTCGAGCGCAGGCCGACGGGTGAGTTGGCGCCGGTCATGACCAGCTGGCCGCCGGGGAAGGATTTGCGGAACAGGCTGTTGCCGGCATCGCGCGAGCGCGGTGGCGCGACGAGCTCGCGCAAGCTGGGCGTCGCCTCGATCAGCGGGTCGATGCGCACGCTGGTGTTTCGCCTCACCATGTCGAGCGAGGGCTGCACCATCATGACGATGCCGGGCGCGTTCTGGATGATGTAGCCGAGCCAGTTGAGGCCCGCTTCGGTGCCGCCCGTCTGTGCGCCCTTCATCAGCACCACGCGCTCGAACGGGGAGGATGCCGAGAGCGCGTCCATGACGGCGCGGAGATAGGGCGTGCGCGCGGTGCGCCAGCGGCCAGGCTCGGCCGAGGTGGTGGGCAGCACGCGATTGCGGTCGGCCCATTCCGACACGGTGATCGGCGGCTCCGGCCGGATTCCGCGCCGCCAGGCGTCGTCGGCCTCAACCAGCATCGCGCAGTTCTCCCAGTGGCGTATCGGCCAGATGCTCCAGATGCTCGCGCATCAGCCGGTCGAGGGCGGCGAAGGTGGCCTGCGGGTCTGCCCCGGTCTCGGCGGCGATGAGCGGCGCGGCGCGCTGCACCCAGGCCATGTGCGCGTCGCGCTCGGCCCGGGCGCGAGCGAAGATAGTGGCGGTGGCGGCGCCCGCGTCGATCAGCGAAGCGCGTTCCTTGTCGTAGGCGAGGCGGGCGCGCTGGACCTGCACCAGCATCAGCATGCGCCGCACCTCGGCGACGGAGGGTGCGCTCGCGCCGGTGCTCACCGTGCCGCCCTTGCCGCGCCGGGAGGGATCGAGATTGCGCTCCATCCAGGCGAGCCCGGCTTCCACGTCGATCCGGCCATCCGGGCGCACCGGCAGGCCGTCGGCGACCAGCTGCGAGATGCGGCCCTTGGTCAGGCCGACGCGGGCCGCGAACTCGGTCTTGGTCTCGGCACGGTCGAGTTTAGGCATGATGCGCCCTCACGCTGGCGAGGCATCGCGCCATTGCCCGCGGCATACGGATCGGCCCGACAGGAACCAAGCCGATGCCGGATCGTGCCGAAAATTCCCGGCTCGACTGGCACGGCACTTGCTGCGCGGCCGCGTCCGAAACCTTCGTAACCTTCCTCCCATATCCGACGTACGCGCGTGCGCGCGTGCGGGCGATACGTCCGATAAGGACGGATCGTTTCGAAGGTTTCGGATTGAGGATTTCCAAGGCGTTGCGGTCAGGCGTCATTGAAGTCGGTCCCGGTGGCGGCGGCGCGCACGGTGAGGCGGATGCCCCGGAAGGCCTTCCGGCGGCTCACCGGGTGGCGCTCACGCGCGAAGTGGCGGGCCTCGAGGTTCTGGCTGAAGCGGCGCACGGTGCCGGCGTACTCGCCCGTGGTGGCGCACCAGTCGCGCCAGGAGGCGAAGATGTCCTGCACCTCCTCGATGGCGAACATGTCGCCGGTGGCGCAGCGTTCGTCGAGGAAGCGGCCGATGGCGTCCTCGTCGGCGAGATATTCCTCGGTGGCATCGAGCACGGCGGGCGGCGGGGCGAGCCCGACGCGCTGCCATTCGAGGCACCCTTCGATGGCCCAGGCGAGGATGCCGGGCCACTCGGCGACGAGCTTCTCGGGCAGGTTCGGATCGCGCTCGGCCTTCGGAATGGTGACGGTGAAGGGCACGAGGTTGAAGCGCCGGCGCACCGCCTCGTCGACATTGCGCAGGGACGGCTTGTGGTTGCCGGCGATGATCAGCTTGAAGGCGGGCTCGAAGGTGAAAAAGTCCTGGCGCATGAAGCGGGCCGAGATGGCGTCGCCGCCGGTCAGCGCCTTGATGCGGCTCTCGGCCCAGCGCTGGCCCTCCTCGGTCTCCTGCGCGATGACGGCGCGGGCGCCGCGCAGCATGGCGAGGTCGGTCGGATGACGCTCGCTCTTGGAGGCGACGAAGGTCTCCATCGAGGCGATGCAGGAATAGCCGCCGAGGATCTTGTGCCAGGTGTTCAGGAACACGCCCTTGCCGTTGCCGCCGGTGCCGTAGAGGAAGAACAGCGCATGGTCGCGGATCGAGCCGGTGAGCGAGTAGCCGAGCATCCGGCGCGCGAAGCCGATGAGGTCGGCGTCGCCCTCGAACACCCGGTCGAGGAAGGCGAGCCACATCGGGCACTCGCCGCCGGGCGCGACGGCGGTGATCTTGGTGATGAGGTCCTCGCGCGCATGCGGGCGCAGCTTGCCGGTGCGGAGATCGACCGTGCCGCCCGGCGTGTTGAGCAGCCAGGGGTCTGCGTCCCAGTCTTCGGTGCGGGTAGCATGGCGACGATCGGCGCGGGCGAGCCCGACGATGGCGTTGACGGTCTTGGCGCTGGCGACGGTCGAGGCGAGCTTGGCGTTGCCGCCGCCCTCGCAGATCTCGGCGGAGGCGGCGCGCGCCACGGCGCGGGCGAGGTCGTAGGTCTCCAGCGTCTCATCGGTGCGCCAGCGCTGCCCGTCCCAGCGCAGCCAGCGGCCCCAGAGATGGACGTAGCGCATGTCGTCGGCGTGCTCGGCGGTGAAGCGGAGCGCCAGCGACTCGTCGGCATATTCGATGGGGCGGTCGACGGCCTCGGCGGGCGCGTCCATCTGCCGGCCGCGCTTCATCATCTCGTCGAGGAGGTCGTGGACGTCAGCCATCGCCGCGCGCCTCCTCACGGCGTGAGCGGTCGCGGCGCGCGATGCTGGCGACGGTGGCGACCACCTCGTCCTCGGGCAGCGGCGGGCTGCAGCGGGTGGCGTTGAAGGCCAGCATCAGGTCGAGGCAGACATGCGGATCGATGCGCCGGCCGAGCAGCAGGCCCGACAGTTTGGCGATGGAGGCGTTGCGCTCGCCGTTGACGGCGCCCTCGCGGGTGAGCGCCCGCCATTCCGTCGCCTTGCGCGCCTTGTCCGCCGTGCGGGATCCGAGGATGCGGTTCAGCAGCCAGTCGGGTGCGTCGGCGAGC